TAATTGAGCTAATCTAGGAACTGCATAACTGTTGAATACCTGGCAAATTGAATCGAGTATAGCAGATATTGAAATCGAAAATAGATTATTCCTAGTTTCAGCAAGTGCATATGATCCTGTAGTGTCCTGGCCGAGCATAAGAAAATCAGCGAGTACTGTCATAGCTATCCATTTCGAGAACATCTGGATAATGCTGACAATATCAAATTGTCTCTGTGATTGTGGGCCTGCTAGCTCTAGGCTATACATTGGACCGCCACCCATGTCTGCTGGATAGTTGTTTGATGGCAAGAGTATGCCCTCATCCTGGTTACGCTTTAGGTTGCGAACAACGCGCTTTAGCATGTTATTCATTGCTACAGATCGGGCATCGATTCCAGTTAATACCTCACCAGGAGCACGTAGGATCGGGACGCCAGCCAGGTCGCGTTCGAGCCCAGTCATCATAATCTCTTCCGCTAATTTTTTGAACATATACGTCCGGTATGCTCCACGTAATAGAGAGACACCTTCTGGGTTGCCTTTGCGTGGCTTGACTCTAAACAACAACAGCTTTTCTATCGGTATTTCGGTGATCCTAAAGTGAGGCGGTGCGAGCTGTCTAAATCCTCTTATTCCGCCGTTAACGTCAAAGTCCCAATTCAATAATGTTTCCTGTGCTCTGGTAGCGAACTTCCTCCATCCGATTCTACCATCGTCATAGTTACTATCAAGCGTTGCGTCTTCTGGATGTGGGCCTTCTCGTTTCTTATACACGATTTCAGCGAGATGATACCCGAATATGAACATGCTCAGTATCTCAGAGAGCAGATCATTTGGATTGACGCTCATATCTTCCCAGCATTGCTCGTAAAACGTCAGTGCTTTTAGATCCTCTGGAGTCTCGCCGTCGGTTTCCCACCAAAGGTTTACCGATCTACATGACATTTCAACCGCGTAAAAGATACTTGATATGACGGCATCCATCATGTACATTTCTTTGTACATACGAACGCCGCGAGTGTATTGGAGTTCAGTCAGCCATTCCTCATACACGTACGGGGGTATATACATGAGTCCCGTAGTGCCGTACTCTGCGAAGTAGTTTAGATTAGCTGGTGCAGCGGGTGATGAGGGGCCTATTCCCATAAGATCGCCTGAGCCTAATGTGGGTAAACCCTGGGTAGTGAACGGCATCTCTTGAAGATCGATAAGTTTCTTTATTGTCTGTTGCTCAGACTTGGAGAGCTTTGAAAATGCGTTTTGCTCTGCTTCACTAAAGGATGTGATCCCGTTAGGAGGACTTTCGGGGAATGATGTTATCCCATTAGGTTCAGTATTATTCTTTTTTCGAGCCATTATAGCATTGTTACCTTAAACCTCATTTTTGTACCTAGCTTTACGCATAATCCGTTCAAGCTCCGACCGCACCTTAGAACTGTTCGATTTACAGTTGTAACACCACTCATCCTTTAACGAGCACCAGCTTCGGCAGCTTGGGTCTTGTTTCACTTTTCATCAACGATCTCTATAGTAAAGTGTAATTCTTCTGCACGCACAGCAGGCCGTTTGCTTCTATGGTGTGAACCCCACTTAGTACCATCTCAAGTTGATGCGTGTACTGAGTCGGGGTGATGGTAGACGTGTCGGTGAATACAAGAGTAACTGCAACCTGTCCATCTGCGGGAGTGCCTAGTGCTATTCCGTTGCCCAAGGTTTTTGGCATTACGACTCCTGTATCAATATTCCACGCTGACCATGCGAATGTAGCATGCGTGATGTCAACAGCTTTTCCGCTTGAGTCAGTGATAACAAAGGGGATGATGATGCCGTCGCCTTGGAATATAGTTCGGTTTATGGTTTGGAGTGTCATCGTCTCCTCCTTTTGCTTTTAGACGTGTCTCTAAGCTTATTCCACAGGTCTTTCGGCAGGATATCAACCGGGGCATTTGATGGTAGAACTATACCCTCATCATATCTCGTAATTCGAGGCGCTGGCGGCGTTGCTAATGCATTCCACGTTTCAGAGTCATAGATTGAAAACGAAGCAGTATTATCATCCAACGGGTAAACCACCTTCTGAATCCCATTGAGTACAACACGTACTTCATACGTGTACGTACCCGGGACAAGCGTTGCTGCATCTGCTTGAGTAAAGTTAAGGAGTATCGCACAAGGTACAGTTGAAGTGCTCGCAAGCGGATTTACCGATAAAGAAATATCTGAGGCTAGTATCGGCGTTGGGCCGGTATCTTTCGTAAGTATCGGGACCGGACTTGTCCCAGTAGTAAAGACGGTGAGTATCACCTGGGCAGTTCCAGCTGACGTTCCAGCGGTAGCAGATGAATATGTTTTTCCTCCATTCGTCAGGTCTTTCGCATCATTGTGATGTCTGCTGGTAACAATTACACAGTGAGTATAACTCTCCCCTACCCTAAAATAAAAGTCGTCTATTGTAGGCATTAGAATATCCCCCATACAACTGAATCTACGTGTATCGTAGCTTCCGTCCCCGCTGACTCTGATGGCGGGATTATTAGGTTTCCAGTTAGTACTACTTCTTGGGTACTGTCGCCAAAGACAATCCGAATCTCATAGCCATACGTTACCGTTTCTGTTTGTAGTCCTACCCCGAATGCTGGGGATGTGTCATCTGGAGCGAACGGGATAAGAAACTGAGGCACGGAGATTTGTGTGACCGTTGATGTATCTGCTAAAGGATACTCATTTTGCAGGTTAGCGGTCATGGTCATGAGCGTATCGCTTTGCATCGCCCCTATTACTGCAACTTCACCAATGCCCGATATTGTATCCAGAATATACACTGTCCCCCCCAAAATAAAGCCGGTTGTACTAGCGACGGTTATAATGGGCTGGCCTGCATACGCTGTCGCAGCAAGGGTAGTATTGATCCCCCCACCGTTTCCAGTCGCGTTAATTATTGTGATCGTACTATCGATATACCGTTTGCGCAGCATTATCCTCGTAGGGCCGCTTGCCTGCCATATAATATCGATAACTGATGTCAGGTCAACGGGCGCGGGCGGGACTTCGGTATTCAGAAGCGTAACCGCTTCAGACATTGACGTTCCAGCGGTTATTGTAATATCTGTCATTTCTTACCTCTTCTCCTTTTAGCCTTTTAGCATTTTAGTATTGTTCTCTAATTGCAGTGAGCATGCCATTATTCCTCGATACCGCCGTCAATGGTATAGACTCAGGCAATGTGGCGCTGAGTAACTCGATTTTCTTGCGATGTGGTATATTTATCGTACCTGTAGCTGTCGTGGCGGTTGGGGTCTTTAATGTAGTCGCAACCGTCGTTTGAGCCATTGCAGTTATTTCAGTCGTTCCACCCGGCGCGGTAAGCACCATAGCTACGTTCTGTGACGGGGCATGTGTGGCCGTTGTGGCAGTAGGCGCGGTAAGCAGTACATTTGAGACTCCAGAAACAACGGGAGCGTTTGTCGCTGTCGTAGCTGTCGGTGCTGCGAGCGCGACTTTACGGCCCCCGGGTACAATAAGCGACGGCGCGTTTGTTTTCGTACTTGCTGTAGGAGCTTTGAGTGTGGTAGCCTGAGCAAAGGTCGGCTCGTATGTTGCAGTCGTTCCACCCGGCGTAGTGAGTACCATAGCTACATCTTTTGTGGGTGCGTTTGTTGTAGTACTTGCCGTTGGTGCTGTGGTGAGGGCGGTAGTCAGTTGGAACGTCGGAACGTTTGTAGTAGTTGTAGCACCGGGCGCGGTAAGCGTAGGTGCTATACCCACCGTTGGGGCATTGGTTGTAGTACTTGCCGTTGGCGTGGTTAGTGAGACAGGTATATTAGTCGGGATGCCCAGAGCAATATAACAAACCTGCGTGGCGTCGGTTGTGGTATCTGCGCTCCATACTGTATTAAATTGACCAAATGAGAATCCGTTTATTGGCGCAGCGACATCTGTTGTTCCTGCGCTGGCGTTGTCTACTATAATAGCATTCGTAGCATCGTTGTAATTGTAACCTTCCCCCTGCCCTTGGTCTCTCGCATAGACTGTAACCCCATTATTGGTTCCATCACTTCCACCAAATGTAAATCTAATGCCGGTTTGCTCTGATGCGTTTGCAGGATAGCTATCAGTCGTGGCAAGTACTGCCATCGGTGTGGTTGTCGGCGTAGCTATTGTGTCCGTAACTGCGGCTGTTTGCGCGGTTTTTGCGTGGTTTCCAACGAGAGAACTGAAACCTGTAGTTCCTGCTATTGCGAGGGAATAATAATAATGAGACGTGCCGCCGTTCACAGTCCAATCGACCGTGAAACCGTTTGAGTTTATACTAACAAACGATGCTTCATCGACGATACTTGTCCCAGTACCTGAGTCTGTGATACAAGCACTGGTAGTCTGAATCCTGCCGACGGAATTGTACCTTGAGTCGCCCCCGGACTCATAAGTATAGTTGCACCACTGGTTACCGTTAATATCCATAGCGCCGAACATAAGTTGAACGTTAGACTCACTTACAGGGGGGGCATTACTACTTATATCAGCGATATGGAGAACGCAGTTCGGTTTAAACGACGTGCCGTTTAATATTACAGACTGGTTTCCTGTTGCCGTATTTGATTGCCACTGCGTTACGCTGGCCCCGGTTATGTCAGAGCCGCCGAGAGCGAGGTAGTAGATTGTACACGAGTTTGTTGGTGTGGAGCTATACGTTATTGTAAATCCGTTTGAGGTAAAAGATACGGATGCAGCTTCTAACACTATACCCACATAATTGAAGCTGTTGTAGAGCACCAACGGAAGCGCAGCGTGGTAGCGGGATGCGTACTCCCCGAAACTATTAATATGTGATGACCCACAAACGGTTCCATATTGCATACCGCTTGCGTTGTTCGCCGCAAATCCGATAGCGGTTCCAATATAATTACCACTACCCAACCCCCCACTCCATTCTGATGAGCCTTGGAATGTAGCCCACAGTATCAAGGCTTTAGGAGTAAAACTAAGGCTGGATATAGTGTCAGTTGTTCCTGACGTTGTATTGTTGAAGTTACCTACATGCGAAAGAACCGTCACGAAATGACCTCGCTAATCGCAGTAAGTACCCCGCTGTTCTTCGATACCGCTGTTAGGTGTGGGATTTTAAGGTCGCACGTAGCGCGAAGTCCCCCAGTAACTACGGGTTTTATGGCTGTGATTCCCTCAGTCTTTTTCGATACTCCTGATAATCGTGATGTCGTAATATAAGTAGCATGAATAATCTCAATCGCACCCCATTGTGAGATTATCAACGTACCTGTTGTAGCAGTTGTAGCGGTAGGGGATTCTAGTATAATCCCAACTGCTAGTGATGGTGCATCTGTTGCAGTCGTGGCAGTAGGTGAAGTAAGCATAGGGCCAGCTACCGCTTGAGTAGGGGCGTTTGTTGTAGTTGTTCCGCCGGGTGCGGTAAGCGTAGTAGCCTGAGCAAAGGTCGGCGCGCTGGTGGAGGTAGTCCCAGTAGGAGCGACAATTACAGGAGCTACGTCCGGGGATGGGGGATTTGTCGCTGTGGTAGCAGCAGGAGTGGTGGAGATTGTAGTAGCCTGAGCGAAAGTCGGGGCGTATGTTGTTGTAGTGGCCGCTGGTTCAACGAGGGTGGTAGCTAATGATTGAGTCGGGGCAGTTGTTGATGTGGTTCCGCCCGGTGCTGTTAATGTTGGCCCTGCGATAGCTTGAGTAGGCGCGTTTGTTGATGTCGTCCCGCCGGGTGCGGTGAGTGTAGTAGCTTGTTGGAACGTTGGCGCATTTGTTGCAGTAGTTGCAGTAGGAATAACCGTTAGGTTGACAGATACGTTAGTAATGCTATAACGCGGAGATTCAGCGTTATAGTTCTGCGTCATCTGAGCCGTCGTAAGGACGGCATTGTGGACGCGGATTAGGTAGACATTACCTTTCAGGTATGTTTGCGAGCTTCCTAGTACCTCCTTTCCGATATCGAGATCCGCGTATGTAGCATCAGTAAGCGTTCCAGCGTACGTGAAAGAAGCTATAAGCGTCGGGGTTCCGCTTTGTACCTCATAAAAGTTCCAGTTGTTAGAACCGCCGGACGAGTTGCATGTCCAGAACCAGTGGTACACCTGATTTGAAGTGATATCAGTCCCACGGTCAAGTTCTACGCTGCCCCCACTGTTAAGACCCTGAATATATTTTCCGGATGCTGTGTTATATCCGAACTCATACCCATACATCCCTGCTACGTACCTATCGCGGCTAAACAAAACACCATTCTGAGAAGTGGTAACCGCAGCAAGTATTTCGATTGTCCATGTGTTCCCTTGCCCTAATGTGCTAGTCCCACTAACCAGATAAGAGCTGCTTCCGTCGAATTGATAGCAATAATAACCACCGAATCCCGTTGCAACGGAGGAACAGTTATTCTGCGTCATGGTCAGGGAG